CTCCATCAAATGAAGCGTTAAAAGTCAGAGCTGTTCCAGTCAACGCCGCAGGAGTCACGACAGCAATAGGAATTCTGTTGTTTTCCATCGCGATGGTTGTCGATATCGTGCCAGAACTGGCAATCGTGACCTGCGATTCTCTTAGGTTTTTAGCCATGTGTTGCTCATTTCCTTTTCAAGTTGCTCGTTTCCGGCTGTTACTTGCTGCGTTCGTGTTTCGTCAAATGCTTTTTGCATGAAGCGTTCGCTCGGATTGATTCGCTTGATCTTGCTGGTTTTCTTTCCCCAGTAGACGATCTTTCGCTTGTCGCCGGCTTCGTAATTCTGTTTGTTGGCTCTTGGATACTTACCTCCGACAATCATCAAGCCACCACGTTCTGTTTTGATATACTTCATGCCAATGTACTTGCCAGAATCCTCTTGATAGTTTGGATTGTCTTTGTATTTTTTGCTCCACTTCTTTCGCGTGCCGCTTCGTCTGGAGCTTGGTGCGATAGATTTGGCTCTATCGATGACTGGCTTTGCCATCGCTTTAAGGACACGCTCTGCGGGCGCGAGACGCATCAACAAAGGGATCTGCAACAGTTTTTCAACCTGTGCTTCGTCGAAGTTGATTTGAATTTCTAGTGTCATGCTGTTGTGTTCACCAGGATTTCTAGTTCGCGTCGCATGACTCCAATCGGGTTGATATGCGTTATTCCGTAGATGCGTCCCTCAAAACAAATACGCATCTTGGTTGTATACCCATCTCGATAGTTGACTTTGAATGTGGCTTTCGTTTGTGCTTCGAGCTGCCTACCTCGAACCGATTCCACTCCGCTCAAAGAAGTGAAATCGGCAGGTTCTTTCGCAAAGTAGGTGTACCACTCAATTCTTGATTCACCAGTTGCGTCTTGCGTCTCGACTGGTGCTTCTACGTCGATTCGATGTCTTTTAAGTGCTGCGTTACTCACGGATAGGTACTCCGCTGCATTTTTGCAATCAGCCTGTTGTAGGAACGGAACTCCGATTCCTTTTGCGGATCTCGCGCTAGAAAATAGTTTTCCGCCAGCAATAAAACAGCCTTTTCTACGATGGCTGGAACTGTTGTGTATCCAGCAACGTAAATTACAGTCCACGCATCAAATCTTTTTTGCGTGACTGGAAATATCTGGTCTGGTTTCAAAAATATCTTCCGATTCACGGAATCAAAAGAATAGACCGATGTTGGCAAAGTGGTCACAGTGCCAGCCGTATCGTAATACTGAATTGATGTCACGGATTGGATTGGAGACTTGTAAAGCTGCAAACCATCTACCATAGCTTCAGTCTGAAGTTGCCATGTCTGCGTGCAACACAGCATGTCACAGTCCGATTCGACTTCTTCACGGCACTCTTTAACTAAATCAGTCAGATAGCAATCGTGCGAATCATCGTCCATTGCCAAGTTTACTCGGTGCTTTATCTGTCCGATAGAAATCGGCTCTCTTGCAGGACCAGTAACCAAGGAAGGACGATAATTATTCACTTTTGTTTTCGCGGTTGTTTCTGCTTTGAATCGTGAATCTGATCGCCTGAGACCTCAGCCAATCCACGCTGAACCATTAACTCTGCTTGCCCTGCCTGAACGCCCACCAGTTGAAAACCAACTGGCAGGCCGTTCCATGCTTGAATCAGAGTTAGATTCATTACACAACTCGACAAACATCGCCATCTGCCATCGTTGCCGATGTGAATGGTGAGGAGTGAGCTTTCGAAAGGATCGCTACTGCAGCAATGAAACCGCCTGCGGTTCCGTCACCAAAAGTAGCGACAAGGCGAAGGAATGGATTTTTTCCGCGCAAATCGATTTGAAAGACACACACTTGGTTGTCATCCGTAGCAGATGGCAACGCCAAAACAGTGCCGTCTGGAGAAGTTCCACCAGAGAATGTAGCACCGGTCATGTCGGCATAGACACCACCTGAAGTAGTCGATGATTCGACCTTCAAGGCCGTCATTGCGATGTCGGTTGCACCTAGTTGGATAACTATAGTACAGTAATCGAAATCACGGCAATCGATCACCGTAGCGGTCGCGCTTGCGTTGTCAATGATCGCCGTTGGGGAAATAGCCCGAACGTATTTTGATTGTTGCATTAAATTCATGGTTGTTTGTTCTTTCTTTGATTACGAAGCGGAAACTAGCGAAACCATAGGACCAGCAACGCTTGCCGTTCCTCGCTCGTGAATATTGATGTCGTATCGCAAAGTCGATCGAATCGCTGTCTGGTCGAATTCGAAGTATCGCGAAGCATCAGCAGCAATCGAGATTCCACGACGAACGCCACGAGTTGCGGCCAGCGACAAGTCACCGAAGTAAGCAAACTTTGTGCTTGCTCCGACAGTGGATGGTAATGCTTGACTGAACACGACTGGGTAGCCCATGAATTGCATCACAGGCCCGTTGCCTAGATCGGAAACATTGTTTCCACCCGCTGCAAGCTGAAGCCGTGCCATTACGTTCCAGTAAACAGCACTGTGCACAAACCAACGTGGCTGGATGCCTGGAAATTGCGGAATCTTGGAGACTGCATCTTGGAATACTGCAATCGTCAAAGATGCTGCAGTGTTTTGCGATGCCGCAGCTGTAGAAACTGAACCGGCAAGCAATTGGTTCGCAAGACCCATGATTCCGTTGTGCGTTGGAGTACCATCTCCAAGGAATCCGGCTTGATCCTCTTTCACTGCGTGTGCGTAAGCGATTTCTTGAGCCAAGAAGTCAGCAATCGCAATAATCGCATCTTCGCTGAGTTCGCTACTGATCCGTGTAAGCGTTCCCCATTTCTTCGCGGTCAAGCTGACCTGGTTCATCGTCGCATCGGATTGGGTAATTTCCTGAGCTTCGGTAACTGCGTATGCAGTCAACCCAGAAAGTCTACGTGGACCGATCCATTGGTCGGAAGTCATCGGAACCGTTCGGACGTATTGCCCGAAAACTCCAAAGCTTTCTTTCAAATCGATGATTGCCGATTCGAACTGAGGGATAACAAGAACACCACCGAGGAGATCATTGTTTTCGCCCATTGCGTTCTGTACACGCAAGCCGTGATCGACGCACCACTGATGAGCTTGTTGGTTTCCGCCAATTGTCGCTCTGATGAATTGTCCTGATGCGTAAGCGTTCGCTTCTGCGTCTGGACCGGAGAAGGCTTTGAGCTTGCTTGCTGCCTTGGCTCGTGCTGGCACACGGATGACTTGATGGCCTTCGCTAGATCTCTCCGAAGCTTCGATTTGCTCTTGAATCCGAGGAGCCATGCGAGCGGCTGCCCGATCCATGACGGCAACACGCTGCTCCATCGCAGCAACTTCGTCGCCCAGCTTGTCAAGCAAACCGCCCTTATTGGTGATCTCTTCGAGACGTGCCTTTTCTTCGGCTGTCTCGACTCTGTTTTCTTTTTCCGTCAACGCGGAAATAGCTTCCACCTCGCTTACGAGGTTGGAAATCTCAGCACGCTTTGCAGCGATGAGTTTTTTCAAATTCATCTGATTTGCCTTTGCAAATTGCTGGCATACCAAACGAAATTAGCGGCTGGTGATGCCAGCGAGGAACGAAACACTTAGTAACGTTCGACGCTTGCCATCCACTGCCGCTAACGAGTTGCAATCAGATAACTGTGTCGATTAAATTTTTTGCGGTTTTCCACCGCTTTTTTTATTGTATACCGTATCTGTGTCGATTGTCAAATAGCGGAAAGTCTTGCTCGTGCATATGCACCGTGAGACCGTCTTGATTGTTGTACCAATGCTGCTGGTGGATTCTTGAACCAGCTAGCTACAGTCGGCTTTGCATTGGTTGTTCCACCAGATGCTGTAGAAAGTCCAGCCGCCAACGCTTCTGGTCCTGTGTACCACGTTTCAGCCTCTAGCAACTCCATAACGTCAGTCACGCCTTTTAGGTACTGCGAATAAATTTCAACGAGCGACTTGTCGTATGTTTCTAGCGTGTCGGCAGTCTTGCGAAGTTGCGTAGCATTGCCGATATCCAGCGTCAAAGCTCGGTGTATCATCCACCTTGCACCAGATGCCGTCGTTCTGGTATCACCAGCTAACGCAATTACGCTAGCGGCGCTAGCTGCCAATGCGTCAACGTGTGTTTCGGCCCCAGCTTTGTGTCGCTTAATTGCGTTGTAAATTGCAATGCCTTCATCTGCGACACCTCCGGGTGAGTTGATCCTGATAATCGCCTTTTTGTCCCCGATTGATGCAAGTGCCTGCACAAACTCCACCGAGGAAAACGAATCCTCAAACCAACCAGCACCAACAGTACCATAAAGAAATATCTCGCCGGTTTTTTGATTTACGTTAAGCATTTTTCGTTTTCCTTGTAGTTTATGATAGAAAAAATCCTGTTTTCCCAGGTATTTACGCAATTTTCCAACGTATTGCGAAACTCATCTGGCTTGCTTTCCGTGGCTTCGATTAGTTGTCTTTTAGACTCCGCACAGTGTTTTTCCGCTGCGTCCCGGCTAAGTCCTAAATCCTCTAGCTTGTCCGCTAATGTTGATTGCCAATCCGAGTACCATCCATCCATCCAAGATAAAAAATTCTTGTCGTTCGCGTGCTGAATAACTCTCTTAGACTCAACTCTCACCATGTGCTTTAGTTGCGACTCAACGGCGTTGGTATCGGCTCTTTCCTCTGCTGCAGAATCTGATTGACTGATTGCTGGGTTGATGTACTCGTCTCCACCAACGTATGGGTTGCGACCTAGCTCCTCTCTGCACTCATTTGCGTTAAATACTCGATTCGCTAATCGAAGTGCGTGGATCTCAGCTTGCGTCTTTGGGTCAGTTCGCAGCAATTCCGACAAGTCGAACATTGAGAAGAAACCTCGGCGGCGTTCGCTGGCCGTCAAGAGTTTATCGTCAACTTGCATCTCGAATTTACACAACCAAGGAGCGAGTCCTGTGTCAAGGTAATTTAGAGACTCCATGACTTTTGAATTATAGCTATGGCTGTCTCCGTCTCCCGGCATA